ATGTTCCATATGATCCTGTCAATGATATGTGTAATTTAAATTACAAAGAAGCAGATGAAAGAGGATTCTTTAAACTAGATTTATTAAACGTAAACATCTATAAAGCAGTACAAGATGAAATGCATTTGATAAGTCTAATGGCTGAACCCAATTGGGAAAGATTAAAAGAAAGAAATTTTGTATCTGTGTTGTTGCATTTAAACAAACAGTTTGATATCATGCAAAAGATGCCAGAGCCGATTGATAGCATTCCAAGACTAGCAATGTTCTTGGCTGTTATTCGTCCAGCAAAGAGAAATCTTATTGGGCAGACATGGAAAGAGATAAGTAAAACTGTGTGGATCGATAACAATACAGGATACACATTTAAGAAATCACATGCTGTGGCATATGCACAGTTAGTTGTAGTGCATATGAATTTATTAGAGGAGCAGGATGAGTCAATATAATGAAGTCGTTGAGAGACAAAGACAAATGATAGAAGCCGAAAAGTGGTCAAAGGGAGTTAAAGCAGTACATGCACATTCCTTTACTTCAATGTGGTATGAAACTAACCCAGACAGAACAGGTGATGATTTACGTGTTTTAGATGTAGAATATAATGACGGTAGTATCGAAAGAGAGTACATTGTGTCAGGACGCAAAGAAATAATTGGAACTAGATTGACTGGTCAAGATTTACTTGATGAATTTGGAAGGCACAACAAATAATGGAAGAACTTACACTACAACTAATTCCAGAAAACGATCCTAAACTTAAGGAACCTTGTGAACCATGGGACTTTAAACTTGATGGCGATCCAACTGAACTAATTAAAGCAATGACTAAAGTTATGTTCAATCCTAATCATCCAGGCATCGGTTTAGCGGCTCCGCAGTTGGGAGTGATGAAAAATATATTCATCATGGGTACTGATGAAAAACTAATGGCTTTTATTAATCCACAAGTCGATGAACTTAAAGGAGAGCAAGAGTTATTTTTAGAAGGCTGTCTTAGTTATCCTGATCTTTGGTTGCATGTACGAAGACATTCTGAATGCGTAGTATCATATCAGCAAATCGACGGGGAAATTGTCAAAGAAAAACATATGGATGGCATACAAGCACGTGTATTCTTACATGAGTATGATCATTTATTAGGTGTCACGTTTGATGAACGTGTTCAAAGTAAGATGAGTTTAGAATTGGCTAAGAAACGTAGAGCAAAGAAGAAACGTCAAAAGGCTAAGATGGTTAAAAGACTTAGTAAGTCCGTTTCACTAAAGTAATAGATTTTCTTTTAACTCTTTTCTTTTGAAAGTCAGTCATACTGACAATAGGTCCGTGTAATAAAGTAAGTGACTTGTTGTTGAACGTTCTTAAGAAGGGTTTAAACAATGCCCACTCTGTTTTTAAAAACAAATGAATAGGTATTTGACGATTCGATTCCCACCACCAAACATCTCCTAACTCTAAAAACTTCATACGTTTTTCTGCATCGACTATAGCACCATAATCATAGATAGTAGTAACGAGATCGTCACGGTTTTGAACAATGCCCACGAAGTCTTGACCTGCATATTGTAACACTGAAATAAAAGGGTGAGTTTCTGTCAATTTTACAAAAAAGTCTATTGGTTTCTTTGAATCTGTCATATATGTAAAGTATTTAGTATCCTCACAAAAATGGTTATATTTCTTGGTTGTAACTGTCAAAGATAAATATATTCTATAGGAGATTAAAATTTGTGTCGTACACTACATCAGTATATACATATACAGTCAGACAAGTCGTTGTGGTTTTATCAGGCACAAGCCCGAGGAAATATATGCCAGTCTATGCAAAACCATTAACGTTAAATAAAGGCGTTGACAATCAATTACAGTTTCAGTTTCTGAACCAAGAACAGAAGCCAGTCGATCTATCGGCTATTGCTACTGCTAATCAATCCATATCCTTTAGAGCCATTGATTCAGATGGTACCGGAATCCTTTTGAAAAAGGCACTGACTCCAGTACTTGATGTCAATGGTATCTTTGTTCTTAACACAACAGCCGCTGAAATAGAAAACATTAATGCACAAAAATGTTATTACTCATTAGAATGGCCAAGTGGAAATCTTAATTTGCCAGTCTTTGTAGATTCTCAAGCAGGAGCAAGAGGTGACTTAAATGTTGTAGATTCAGTTCTACCTTCTTTTGTACCTTCTCAAACAGTTACAATACCTAGTGATCAAACATTCCCTTCAAATACTGCCAATGCAAATTCAGATGCAGTTACATACTTTTCAAGTATTATTAATACACAAGATACTCCAGTGTTAACTACATCAATAGACTATGCAAACTATGTTGGCAATGTAACTCTACAAGGATCTACTCTTGTTGATGACGGTTTTTATGATATCAATTCATATCGTTATGGCAATGCCGCAAATGGTGCTGTACAATCAGGAACTATAGGTTATACTATTAAAGGTTATCATCCTTTTATTAAAATCAAATTTGAATCAAATGTGGGTAACATAGTTACTGTTTTGGCTAGATAAGTTACCCTGTTTACTTGTTTTAACACTCTTTTTCGTATATAATATCAGATATGTTTGATATACTTACGGTTATCCCTGGCAAAAAGAAGCAGACGCAAAGTGGCTGGACGTCATTCAATGCTCCTTGTTGTCATCACAATGGACATAACCCTGATAAACGTATGCGTGGTGGAATCAAAGCAGACGGAGATGATTGGCAGTTTCATTGTTTTAATTGCAACTTCAAATGTGGCTTTAAACTAGGCAGAGCAATCAGTAGAAAGACTCGTTCATTCTTAACATGGTGCAACATGCCAGATACAGATATTAACAAGTGGTCTTTGCATTCTATTCAGCATAAAGATTTACTAGACTCAATCTTAACAAAGAAGAAACAAATTAAGTTGCCTAAATTTAAAGAACAAGCAATGCCAGAGGGAGAATTGATTTACACAGCAAACAAAGAACATCAAGTGTATATCGATTACTTAAATAGAAGAGGATTAGCACACAATGATTATCCTTTTATGGTCAATCCTAAAGCAGAGGGCAGACAATCACTAGGTATTATTATCCCTTATACATATGAAAACAAAGTCGTTGGTAGTACAATTAGATTTATGGATGATAGAAATCCTAAGTTTATTAATGATCAACAACAAGGGTATGTATTTGGTACAGACTTACAAAAAGATGATTGGGAAGTTGTCTTAGTGTTTGAAGGCATCTTTGATGCAATCTCAATGAATGGACTAGCACTAACACATGATACGATTAATGACAATCAAGTTGCTGTAATTAACAAATTGGGTAAACGTGTAATTGTTGTTCCTGATCAGGATCAAACAGGATTAGGTATCTGTGAAAGAGCATTAGAACTAGGTTATGATGTGTCTTTGCCCAACTGGTCAGAAGACATTAAAGATGCAAATGATGCAGTAATTAAATATGGACGTCTGAATACATTACTAAGTATAATAGACTCCGCTACTAACAGCAAAATTAAAGTAGAAGTTATGAGGAATAAAATTGCTAAAAGAATTTAACATAGAAGTACAAGAATTATTCTTGCGAATGATGATAACAAACGCAGAGTTGTTTGTTAGGGTCAATAATATCTTTAATGCAGAAAACTTTGATAGAAGATTAAGACCTGTTGCAGAGTTTATGAGAGAACATTCAGATCAATATAAAATATTGCCTGACTCTACACAAATCAAAGCAACAACAGGAGAAACAATCGATCCGGTTGCTGATTTAGATGATGGTCATTATGAATGGTTTATGAATGAGTTTGAATCGTTCACTCGTAGGCAAGAACTAGAAAGAGCAATCATGTCATCGGCAGACTTGCTAGAGAAAGGTGATTATGATCCTGTAGAAAAGTTAATTAAAGATGCTGTACAAATATCATTACAAAGAGACTTAGGTATCGATTACTTTGATGATCCTAGGGCCCGTCTTATGCATCTTAAATCAAGTAATGGTCAAGCATCTACAGGCTGGTCTTCTTTAGATCAAAAACTCTATGGTGGTTTCAACAAAGGCGAACTGCAAATCTTTGCCGGGGGTTCGGGCTCAGGTAAGTCATTGTTTATGCAAAATCTATCAGTCAATTGGGTAGAACAAGGATTATCAGGTGTATATATTACATTAGAATTAAGTGAAGAACTATCAGCAATGCGTATTGATTCTATGTTGACTGATACTAAGGCTAAAGAAGTGTTTAGAGACTTAGATAATGTTGAGATGAAAGTAAAGATGAAACAAAAAGCATCTGGTAATTTTCAAATTAAATATATGCCGGCGCAGTCTACAGTTAATGATCTTAGAGCATATACAAGAGAACTACAAATACAAACAGGCAAGAAATTAGACTTTATGTGTGTTGACTATTTGGATTTGTTAATGCCAGTAAGTGCTAAAGTAAGTCCTAGTGACTTGTTTGTTAAAGACAAGTATGTTTCAGAAGAATTACGTAACTTGGCAAAAGAATTAGACATAGTTTTTGTAACTGCATCACAGTTAAACAGAAGTTCAGTTGATGAAATCGAATTTGATCACAGTCATATCTCAGGTGGTATCAGTAAGATTAATACAGCAGACAATGTGTTCGGTATCTTTACATCACGTAGCATGAGAGAACGTGGGCAGTATCAGATTCAGTTGATGAAGACAAGATCAAGTTCAGGTGTAGGACAAAAAGTCGAATTAGCATTTGATATTGAGACATTACGTATTACAGACCCAGGTACTAATGCTCCAACTCATAATACATCACAACCATCTGCACAATCTATCATGGATAAGTTTAAAACAACATCACAAGTAGGGGTAACTGATCAAATAGTAGACGAACAAGTCGATACAGAGCAAAAGAAAGTAAATGGTGATGTTCAAAGTACAAAACTCAAGTCTTTACTCAATACTCTCAAAGACAAATAATAAGTAAAACGGTCATGGTAGACTAAATAGTAGTAAGGAATTACACTTATGCAAAAGAAAACTAAAAGCCTCTTAGAAGAATTAGAAAATTTCGGCACCAACCGAGACATTCCGCATATTGTCGAGTCACGTGGCAATAATATTATTACCAGTGCCGTAAACTTAATTGAGTTTATTCAACGAAATTATGATGACGTTCAGGCTGAACAACTAGAGAAGAAATTGCTAAGTGCTATCCGAGGAAGAGACAAGAGTCGTTTCTCAAAAACAATAAAAAAGTTTAATGGATAAGCATTCACATGAAATTTAATGACGTAATAGTAAAAGAAGGGTTTGCAGGTGATTTAAAAGATAAGATTTTAAACACTCAAGGTAAAGGACAATCTGGTGGTAATCCTCCTGAACAAAAAGATATGAGCATGTCTTTGCCTCGAGGGGCAAAAATGACTTATAGAGATCAACTAGCACAAAAAATCTTTTTAGACAATTTTATGAGTGATGCTTCAGCCACTATATCAGCAGGACTTGAAGGTGGACTTGTACGTCCTCCTGAAGCACCCAAAGGCAGAAATAAACCACCTGGACCAGAGTCAAATATAGACGTTGACGGCAAAGACGAAAAGGGTGGATTGATTCCTGGCTTCCAAGAAAAATTTAGAAGAATGTTCAATCCTAGAATGGTCGATAAAAATGCATATGGTTATTGGGAACAAGGGGAAGGAGATCATAGCACAGAAAGAGATACATGGGGCAATAAGAAAAAACCTTTAAAGCAAAATAAAATTTGGCAACAATATACTATTGCACAATTACGAAAAGGTGGATATCCTGGCAACCCTAATGGTATGTCAACACAAGAAATTAAACGAGCATATCCAGGCTGGAATGGACAACTAGATGAAAGAATAATGGAGAGCATGGATTATGACCATGCGATGATGAATAATATATTAGAATCTATTATTGATGAGGCTCCTGAAGAGTCTGGTAGAACTTTAGATGAATTCTTAAGAGATTGGTATGGGCAATGGATGAAAGGTGTATCTCTTAGTAAATCTAAAGCATCATCAGATGCTATTATTGCTCAAATATATGAAAAGTATAACTTATCAAAGAATCCTAATAAGCCAGACATTGATTGGAATCTAGTTGGAAAACTAGGAAGAACAGCATACGGAGCATCAAAAAGTGTAGGTATTAAACCTGTAGGTGCGCCACAAGGAACAATCGCCCAAGATGTTTCATCTGATGGAATAGAAACAAATATAGAAAAGTTTGTACAGCAAATCAACACAGAGGCTACTAAAAGGGCTCCTCTAGTATTTAATGACGAGTCTTATATAATTGAAGTAGATCCAGAAACTGGTAAGAAAAGATGGATCAAAAAGGCTAATGAAGAACCAGCAACTGTTCAGCAGATTAAGAGATTAAATGCATATGTAGGCTCAGAAAAGGGTAAGAAGTATGGCTACTTGGAGAAAGAAAAATATAATCCTGAAAAAGAATTTAATAAAGAATTAGATAAAGATGCTCAAGGCGCAGAACTTAACAGACCTAGCACTGATGCAACAGGCAACTATTCAGGAACCGGCCCGGGCTTTGACACAGCAAACTTTACACCCGACATGACTAATTATCCAAGGGGTGCCCAACTCAAACAAGATGGAACGACATATACATGGCACGGTGCTAGATGGACAAGTCAACAAACAGGTCGTATCGCCACTAGAGATGCGGCAAAAAGACTTAATGATTATGCAATAAGTCAATTAAGAGACGGAACAGTAGAACCAGAAAAACAAACAGTAGCAGAGTCGTTAAGTTATTCAGCAATTAGAGCAGAAAAAATAGCATTATTACAGTCGAGGTAATAATGAATCTCACAGAATCATTATCTAATACACTACGTACATTAGAAAAAATTAATCTAGTCGAAGCCAAAGGACATTTAGATCATCCAGAAGACCTTGTGTTCTTAGGTGATATTGAAGGTGCTAAACAAGCAATCAAATCAATGGAGCAAACTATTGCTCAACCAGGCACAATTACAATCAAGTGGGACGGTTATCCTGCATTAATCTTTGGACGTAATAAAGATGGTAGATTCTCTATCATGGATAAACATATGTTCAATAAGAAAGATGGTACAGGAAGACAAGTCTTTTCCCCACAAGAATTTAGACAGTATGATAAGAACAGAGGTGTTGATCGAGGAGACTTGTATAACATCATTGATAGCATTTGGGAAGGATTAGACAAATCAGATAGAGGAACATTAGGCTACTATTGGGGAGATTTATTGTTTGCTAAACCTTTACAAGACCAAGAAGGATACTATTCATTTAAAATGAATCCAAATGGTATTGCATACAAAGTTAAAGCAGATAGCGAAGTCGGTCACATGCTTAAAGGTAAAACTGCGGGTATAGGGGTGCATACATTTATACCGGCTAATGCAGAAACTACAGACGAGTCTACTTCACTTGATGGTACTATTGGTAACTTACATAACAATAGTGATGTAGCAATTGTTCCTAGCAAAATGCCGATTACCCCAAAAATAAAAATGCCTAACAAATTAAAATCACAAGCAGAAGCAGAGATTGCAAGACATGGAGATGATGTTCGCATACTAATGAACTCAGCACCACAGGCACGTAATGCATTTAACTCTTTGTTTACTGTATTCATTAATAAGAAAATTGTTTCAAAAGACTTATCAAACTTGTATAATGATTTTATACAATTTGTAGAGCAACGATCAATGACTGACTCAATGAGACAAAAGATTACTGATCATTTTAACTCACATAAAGAGGGCGTCATAGGTGCTTTTAAGATTTGGATAGCATTATACAATCTAAAACAAAACATTGTAGATCAATTAGATAAAGCCGCAGAGTCTAGTCCTGTAAAAGGATATTTAGACGATGGTAGTGAAACACATGAAGGTTTCGTTGCTAATGGTCTTAAGTTTGTCAATCGAATGGGCTTTTCTGCTCAAAATCTCGCCGCAAAGTAACATATAACCGCGTTTTTCTCAAAAAGGACTAAATATTAGTATGAATCTCAATGGTTGAGATTCAAATTAATAGATGAAGTGCATGGAACTTGTACTTCTAAAACAAATAAAAGGAATAGAAAAATGGCACAATTTACAAAAGCAAATGGTGACTTTCAACCAGTCTTTCACCAAGACGCGGCATCTTACACAAACGGTGGTTTAAACGCATACACATCTGCTAAAGCAGTTAATGTACAAGGACCTAAACTTCAGTTTGGTATCGTAACTTTCACAGGAGAAGGTTCAGCAACTTTACCTGGAGCAGACTTGCTTAAAGCAATTCAAACAATCCAAACTAAATCAACAATTGCGATTTATGAGATTAACACTTCAGGCGGATCCAACTCAAACGTATTGAATCTAGCATTGTATCCTACAATGGCTTGGGACTTTACAAACGCAGGTGATTTAGACGTAGCACTTACAGCGGCTCTAGGGTACGCAGTTACTACATCTAAAACTGGTGTAACATTCAACTCTGACTAAGTTTTTAGTTAAAGAATTAAAAAGCAGACTTCGGTCTGCTTTTTTTTTGGCTGGCAGTTGAGGTCACTAAATATGTATAGAATTCAATCATTTAAAAGGAGTAACATTGAATATATTAAATCACATTACTAATAACTTGAAAACAGTATTAGTAGATAGATGGAAAGACTGGAGTGGAAGAAGTAACAGACCCGAGTATTGGTTCTTTAGTTTGTATGCTACAATTATAATGTTTGTGCTAATGGGCGTAGATAACTTAATTGGTTTTACATTCTTTAATTGGCTTGACCCATGGGGAACTGCTAACACAGGTATCCTTGGAGCAATCTTTATACTAGGAACACTACCAGCAAGTTTAAGTGTAACAGCCAGAAGGCTACATGACAGAGGTCATAGTGCATGGTGGATTATAGGATTATTCATTCCTATATTAAACTTTGTTGTTCTTTACTGGTTAGTAAGAGCGGCTAAAGATACACCTGAAGCAAAGAAGTATGTAAACCCTTACGGTAAAGCAACTTATTAAATTTAACAATTTTAGAGCCTCTTTTATTAGAGGCTTTTTTTTGGCTACTAAATAGTAGTATGAAGACCATAACTTGTTACACATTGTTTGACATTACTCATACTAATGTACTCAACAGATCAAAGCCTGTTGGGGACAATCACCAGTTGTGGACAGTTCAAAGAAATTCACAAGCAAACTTTGACACTATATTACAGTGTATAAGTTTACGAGGCAATCCAGAAATATTACATTACCCTCACAGAATAGAAGACAATACAGACTCAAACATTTTCGGCTTCTTAGTCGATCAATCAAATTTTCATTATTGGAAGTTTGATTTTAAAGTACAGAACAATTCGGTTTTTGATGACACCATAGAATCTTTAGGCTTTCTTACGAAAGATTGCCACGAAATACCTATGATCAAATGCGGCACGGAAAGTGTAGACTTGCCAGACTTTTTAGACACTACACCTGAATTAAACAATATATACTTTATGGAGAATGTATGAAAAAGAAGACTAATGTAGCAGAGGCTCGTAATAAAATCAAGCAGATGTTTCAAGCAGAAATGATTAAAGAATTAAAAAATCTTTATATTAGTAATGACAACAACGGCATTAAAGCCTTTGGCAAGTATAGAATACGTAATCAAAAACAAACTGGATTGTTCACTGTTGCTGAAGAAAATTGGGAGTCTACTCCTGAATTCATTACTGCTAGAAATGCTATGGCGTTTGTAGTCTTTCAACACAATCGTCAAAGTGATCAAGCCGCTAAGGTATATAAACTAGATGGGCAATTAGCCTCTATCAATTTAGACATTGCTGTTCATACACGAGGATACAAAACTAAGTCTAACGATTTAGATCATAGACTCATTCAACTAACTAAACTACAAAATGATTTAGAAAAGAAAAAACAAATTGTGATAGCATTGCAAGGACTCATAAATACATCTAAAGAACAACAACGTAGAATCTTTGAAGAACACAGGAAGAATCGATTCAAAAGATCCAGAAATTCTGCGGAACAAGATAAATACATTATATCTACGACAGATTACTAGGAATTTAATATGAAACTTAATGATTTAAACAAGCAAGAAGTTGCAGTCAAGGCTTTAAAGGAAAACTTTGAAGTAAACTTGAATGTAAAAGGCTTAAACAAAATACAAACTCAAACTATGCATAACAAAGTAAAAGGTTTAATTGCAGAAGCAAAAGAATCTAAGAACTTTGGGGCAGAGTATCCATCATACATGAAATTAGTGTTTATGGAACAAGCATTAAGAGAGCATTATAAAATTGCTCCTTCTGCACCAAGAACTAAAGTGATTACTGAAAACGAAGAAGTTAACAGATCACAAGTAATTCTAGCCGCACAAGACATGGTAGATTCAGTACAAAAGATGCTAGAAGAAATCTCAGACATGATGGTCAAAGAGATGCCAGCATTAGTTGACTCTGTTCAAACAGAAATCGGTGTTAACGAAGCACAAGCATTTGATCAAACAGCAGGACAAGCACTTGCAGAATTGAATCAGTGTTTAGTATCAGTCAAAGGACAACTTGATCAAGCACTAGCAGGCATTACAGGCGGAGACGTTGTAGATGCATTTGACGGTGATGTAGACTCAGGTTTGGGTGACGGTGAAGTTGGAGTTGACAGCATGGATGTTTCTGCTCCGGCAGTTGACGTATCAGGCGATATGGGAACAGATGAGATTGACATAGGTGCCCCTGACGCAGTTGTTGGCGACATCGAAGATGTAGACGTAGACGTATCAACAGGACCAGTCGGTAGAGCAAGAAGGTAAAGCACATGAGGCTTTACGAGTTTGTCGATGTTGAAGACAACAATGCAATGGCAGCCAGTATTGTTGCTGTTTCCAACCAATTAAAACAACATGTAGAAGATGGATCTATTGATCCAGACAATTATACGGTTGATCAACTACTCGACTTATTTCAAAACAATGATATCATACTTGACGTACAAGACTTGTATTCAATGATGGAGAAACCTTTACTCAAAAGTGTAATATCAAATATCCAAGGTGACAAAGTAATCTTTAAAGGTAACGAGCCAGAAACTGGACCAGTTGATGATAAAGATGAAGGTAGCAAAACAGTTGCTAATATGGCTAAATCTGCAATGAAGAAAGATCGTTCTTCTGCATTCAAAATATAAACCCAATCCACTAGACACGCAATAAGAAATACTTTATAATATCATATTGAGGTGTTAAATACAAGTATGGAAGTTACAGAAATTGCAAAAGATAAAATCAAATCACACCTAGCCAAACGTGGTAAAGGTGTTGGTATTCGTATAGGTATCGAAACTACAGGATGTAGTGGTTATGCGTATAAACTTGAGTTTGCAGACAAAATCAACGAAGAAGACATTCATAATGAATATGAAGGGTTTTCAATATTAATTGATCCAAAGGCTAACACTATACTTGAAGGAATCACAGTTGACTATCAAAAAAATGGACTTAATGAAGGTTTTGAATTCATTAATCCATTAGAAAAAGCACGTTGTGGTTGTGGAGAGAGTTTTACAATTTGAATCTAAAAATATCACACTTAGTCGTTAACGGTTGTAGTTATACATATGGTCATGGGATATCAGATCCTATCAATGATGCTTGGCCATCTCTTATTGCAAAACGTTTAGGCGTTCCTTTAATTAATCTTGCTATTCCCGGGCAAGGCAACACAGCACTTTATCGTAGAACAATGCAATACTTTTATAAAGATTTGCTACATGATAATAATCCTTTCTATATACATGCATACACACAATCAGCACGTAGAGAAGCATACCTCTCAGAAGATCAACAATTTTTTATTGTAGCAGGTCAGGATAATGTTAGTTCTTTAGAAAAAGAAATTATTTTAAACTCTGATGATCATTACTATTGTTTATTAGCACAAGATAAATTGCATCGTTGGGCTAGTATTAATCATCTATTAGATGCACACAATGTTTCACATATGATGTGTGATTACATGCCAGAATGTAATCCTAAGATAAATGACTTTTTAGATAAACATGAAACGATTCTTCAAAATGAATTAGAAATACATCCAGGTAAATTATTAGATTTTAATATTGTAACTGATGATTTTGAAAAGACATCATGCTTACATGAAACAGAAGAGGGACACAAACATCTTGCAGATTATATTTGGAAACAGATAGAAAACTGTTATGATGATATTGAAGTTATCGATTTGCCTTATGCAAAATTACATGATATTTTAATTCATACTCCACAAACAGCAAAAGATTTAAAAGCATCACATCACAATCCATTAAATTATTATCCACTTGATTTTTGTAGAAACGTTTACTACATGCATGAATTGGGAATGGATTATACTAAGAAAAATTGGTTCGGTCAACCAGAAGATGCACCAACTTTTCCAGAACAAGACATGACAACACCACAGAGGCCATAATGATTACAGAAAAGTATCCATACCAAGAATTAAAGAAAAAGAATATAGACGGTTCACGTAGATATCTTACACCAGACGGAGGCAAACTTCCTAGTGTAACAACTATCTTATCTGCTACACAGTCAGAAGAAAAGAAAAAAGGATTACAAGAATGGCGTAAGAGAGTTGGCTATGCTAAAGCACAAGAGATCACTACTGAAGCCGCAGGTCGTGGAACACGTATGCATAAATGGTTAGAGAACTATGTGCTAAGTGATGATGGAGACATGGGACAGTATGGGTCAAATCCATACAGTAAACAAAGTCACATCATGGCACAAGAAATCATTGATAAAGGCTTAGTTAACTGCCAAGAGTTTTGGGGAACTGAAGTAACATTATACTTCCCTCAAATCTATGCAGGTACAACTGATCTAGTAGGTCTGCATGAAGGTGCAGAAGCAATCATGGATCACAAACAAACTAATAGACCTAAAAAACGT